TCTTTTGTGACTTTAGTTACTTTGTCGCCATCTGGATATAGTTCTTCAAACGAACCATTACGATGTGCTTTTTGTAATCTTTCTGCTCCTGGTGTATCGTCAATTTCAAATACATGACCAGACTCTGTTTGTGTTACATGATTATATGGATATTTTGTATTATATTTTGTTTCTGGTTCAGACCAAGTTGAATTAAATGTTGGTACATCTTTTACAACATTATCTTTTCTCTCTTGGATAAAAGTCTTTGATATTGTATCTGTATCATTTCTAGCAATTCGTGATGTTGTTGGTTCATCAAGAATTAATGGATTTAAATTAGCTTGAGGTTCTTCTGTAACAACAATTCCTGTTCCGTCAGTATTGTATGTCTTTGTTTTTGGAGGTCTAGGCGCCAACACTAGTTCTTCATCTGTTCGTGGGTCATTAAAAGCTGATTGATTATCTGCAGCTCTCAATGGAATACCAGGCATAACTCCTAACATAACTAGTTCTTGTGCATTTTCACCATCAACAAAAAAACCAAATACCATATCGCCTTCTTTAGAAGTGTAAGTGGTATTATTATTTACTGGAAGTGATGGCATTGCCCAAGGCAAATCTTTAGTAGGCAATCGCATCTTATCGTCAGCGTGCCAACCAACACATCTCACTTTACATCTACCTAGTTTGAGTGGGTCTTTTCTATCTTCAATAAAACCAACCCACCAGGTAAATCCATTCTTACCAGCAAAGTCTTTTTTGTCTTCATTTTCCATAATTAATAATTTTCCACTTCAGCTGATTGATTTGGATTACTAGCATACACTTCTTCTTTGTTAGTCGATGTAGATGCTACCTCAATAACAGTTTCGTGTTTATCAAATGATATAATATGCCTTGATGCTACAATTAGATGTTTACCATTTAATGATAAATCTTCTGACTCTACGCCGTCTTCTTTGGCTGCGAGTTCTGGAACATTAACATCAACATTATATCCTGCAGACAACTGAAAATTACCAGGCATAACAAACTTTAGTCGTTTAGACATTAATTGTTTCATGATAGATTTTCTTTGAAACACTAAGTCTTCATATGGTTCAATATATGTAAGTGATTCGGGGTCGTTTGCTTTAATATATTCACTATATTTTCTACCAGTACCAAATATACTTAAGGCCTTTTTTGAATCAAATGCTTCCATATTACTTTGGCCAGATTTATTTTTCATATCTGTCACATTAGGCATTTTATTTCCATGTTTCATTGTTGCATATACATCAAGAAAACTTATTCCTCTTGTAGACACAATTCTTGTCATTGGGTCAAATCCAATAAACTTACCAGCATTAACACCACTTCTTGTTTTTTCCATTGAATCATTTTGTGCAACTACTTCAAAACTTCTAGCTCCAGATAATTCAGAAAATTTATCTTGGCCTTCCATATTCTTAGCTTGAAATCTAACATTTAATACTGCCGGCATTGTTAATAAATCAGACAATCCTACAAAATTATAACCAGATACATTTTGAAAGAAAACATAATTTGGCGAATTAAATTTATCAATAGAGCGTTTAGAACACCATTCAATGGCCTCTAAAGGTCTCAAATTAGGTATAACAACTTTTCTTAAGCCATTAGAATCTGCTAAAATTCCACCTAATTGACTTGCTGGTACTTGTAGATAATCAAACATAATAGATGCTACAATTTCTGAATATTTTCCCGAATAACTTTGGGTGACTCGTTGTTGGTCAGAAAACATTAGTTCATCAGAAACAAAATGAAGAAGGTATGCCTCATTTGTTTGATTAGTATTAACTCTTTCTGTTTGTTTGTATATACGAAATGCTTTTTTGTAAGTAGCTACATCCGAGTCTTTATCTTTTGTTATTTCAATAAGAAGTGTTTCTGAGCCATCAAATGATAGTTTATTTGAAAGTCCAACAGAATCACTAATCAACATTGTTCCATTAACTACAGGTATAAATAATGAATCAAAAATATTAATCTCTTCAAACAATTTCCTTATATCAAGTTTCGCTCCATTTTTTGCAACAATAGTAACTTCTTTAACAAAAAACTGAAGGGGGTTAGTTACTGTTAATTCACTCATCCAGCGATAACTCTTTTAAATTCTTTATCAAGTTCAGTAACGAATTGACTTTGTAATAAATTAATCTCTCTCTTGCCTTCATTTAAACCATCTTCATAGTCAAAGTATGTAGTTTTTGATTTTGTAATAGCCTGTGTTGTTTTAGAACCATCAGATAATGTGTAAACTACAGTTGATGCACCTAAAGCTGCATAAGTCGTTGCATCTATTTCAATTTGTTCTTTTATTACAGTTCCATCTGCTTGATTAGTTCTTGTAATAATTTTATAATAAGCTTGAGTGTTATGTATATCTCTAGCCCATTGTATTCCAGTTTGAACAGTTGTGTTAGCTGCACCTTGAGCTGTATACTTGTCGCCAATATAACTAATCAATTGGTCTGTCTGTAAAGGCCAATCAAATTGTGGGTCTATGATATCATTAAAATTTAATACAATCCAATGTCTCTCAGAATGACCATAATATTTGTGTGCAATAATTTCAGGCGTGTCACTATCTTTTATAGTGTATTTGTAGAAAGCATTCTCATTTTCTTTTAGTTTCTTCTCAAAAGAAAATCTAGCAGTTATATTAGTGACCGATTCAACACCTTCAGTTTGAGTATTAGCAATATAAGGTGTTGTAGGAAAATAATCAAAATATCTTGACATTATTTGGTTCCTCCAGTCGCAGGATTTCTTAAATCATTTTTAGTAAGAATACTTGTTTCTGCAAAGTTCAATGTTAGTTGAACGCCAACTGGCATACCTGTACGACCACGATGTGCAATGTTTTCACCAGGCACCTCATAGAATTGAGCTCCGTTAGGTGCATAATTTACATCAATAGTTTCTAATACACATCCTGTAGCAAGAGCTGGAATATTTGGATTTTCAGCTGCACCATAATAGAACTTTATATCAAATTCTGATGGTGGTCTTAATGTTGCACCTTGACTTCTGTTCTCACCACCCGAACTAAAGCCGCCCATTTCTGGCGCTTGGTGATATTTAAATCTATCTAATATGTTTTGAACTTCCAATGCCTCTGATTCATCTCTAGGATAAAAGAAGAAATCAAATTGGAATTTTCTGAAGTTAGGAGAAGAATATGCCATTTCTAACATTGGGTTTTGGATTTGTCCTAGAAGACCTAATGTCAACCCTTGGCCCATGCCAGGACTTGCTTTATTTCCTAAAGCTGTCATACCTGCAACCAAGCCTCCAGAAGCTATACTATCAGTACCTGCTTTGAGTGCTCCATCAAAACCAATTTTTTTAGTTTTCTGAAAAGATTCCATAGCTGCTCTGCCTGCTGCGAATAAACCTCCCATTAAACCTTTACCCATAGATATTGAACTATATGTTTGTGTGTGATTATACATTAAAGTATCAGGCATATATAATGCAATAGATTCTTTTGTACGAGTTGTTGTTTTTATAAATCGACTATTTGATATACCACTAATGCTTTCATCAATCGTTTTACTTGTTGATGTTTGAGATGCTTTAAGAACATTAGTTTCGCCAAATATGTTACCTATTCCGCCTTTGACTTTTTCACCAAAACTACTGAACATTGACATTGAACCAGTATCAAATCCGCCAAGTTTTCCGCCGGCACCTGTGAAAGCAGATATCTGATTAGTAAAACTAGAACCTAAGTTTCCAGTCGCTGATTTTATTTGATTGGTGCCACTTGATATTGCTGAGCCTATTTCACTTCCAGTGCTTAGATTTTGTTGTGTCTGAAATCCTTTTGATGTACCTTCTGCATATAAACCTGGAATTTTTGCATCTCTTGATGCTGCACCGTTTAAACCTGTTTTTGCTTGTTCACGAATATAAAACATCATGTAATGACCTTTATCAAAAGCACCGACATCTATTGGATATCTAAAATTCTGCCTTTTAAATTCTTCATCTTCTTCTAAAACAGCTAAAGGTCCAAAGGCAGCCTCTCTACCATCTGGTTCAAATTTAATATTACCAAAGCCAAAAAGTGACATATTTTTATCCGTTTATAGTTATAACTAGCATAAGTAGTATTTATGCCTTATTCTGGAAAATTTACTCCTAAAAATCCAAGTAAATATAGAGGTGACCCTACTAACATTATTTATCGCTCTAGTTGGGAACGCCGTGTTATGAACTACTTAGATAATGAGAAAAAATGTGTGTGGTGGTCTAGTGAAGAACTAGTCGTACCATATCGCTCACCTGTGGACCAAAAATCTCATCGTTATTTTCCTGACTTTGTTTGTCGTATGTTACAGAAGAATGGTAAACAGAAGACTTTAGTGTTAGAAGTTAAGCCTGAAAAGCAAACAAAAGCCCCTACTCAGAAAAGAAAAACTAAATCATTCATATCTGAATCAATCACATATGCTATCAATCAAGAGAAATGGAGAGCCGCAGATTTGTTCTGTCGTGAACATGGTTGGCAATTTATGCTAGTAACTGAAAAAGACTTAGGCATTTGATATAAATAGATAATGCCTTACTTATTAGATAGAATTAAAGAATCGTTAGCAAAAGAGGGAATAGAACCTCGAACAGCTACAGCTCGTGATTGGTTAAAAGCCAAGATACAAAACTTGTCTGTCGATGCTAATACTTTAATGCAAGATAAAGATAGTTTAAAAGATTCTACTATTATTGGTAAAATGTATTTTTATTATTATGACCCTAAAACTAAAGAGAAACTACAATATTATGATAGATTTCCTCTGGTCATTCCAGTCGAAGAATATAAAGATGGTTTTTTAGGATTGAATTTGCATTATATCCATCCAAAGAATAGAGTTATTTTATTAGATAAGTTAAGTGAAACACTAAGCAATAATATGTATGATGAAAAAACTAAATTTAGAGTAAGTTACAATTTTTTAAAAAGTGCCTCAAAAGCATTTGAAGCAACACCATGTATAAAAAGATACCTATTTAACCATGTAAAATCAAGGTTCTTACAAATTAATGCTGACGAGTGGGATATTGCTGCATTACTACCAGTTGAAGACTTTAAAGGTGCTTCAACGAGCCAAGTTTATAACGATTCAAGGAACAAATTTTAATGTCATTCTCACCTAACATGTTTATATCAAATATTCACGGTAAAGACGGTTTAGCAAAACCAAATCGTTTTGAAGTTGTCTTACCTATTCCACCAACTGTTGCTAATCATATAGGCAATTCAATTATTGAAAAGATATTGAATTTTCCTAATTCAGTGTTTAGTGATGTATCAGAAGCAATTAATGGCGCTTTAGGTCAAGCGCCTGCGGATGGATTCTCAAGAACAGGTAATGCTGCTATTTCTAGATATTTAGCACTACAATGTGAGGCTGCTGAATTACCTGGTAGAACACTTGCTACTGCTGATGTTAAGATTTATGGTCCAACATTTAAAGTTCCATATCAATCTATGTATGGTGATATGAATTTAACATTTT